TGTGGTTTCTTCGTCATACATAAATGTCCAAAGTGCGATTTGTAAATATCTCCATGCGCAGGCGTTCTTGAACCACCTTCTTGCAGTAAATCTCAAACCCAATGTCCTGCAGTTCAGTCTGCTTTTGCTTGGCTACCTCAAGCGTTTTATTGGTGTCTTGGGTCTTTTCTAACTTTGCTTGGGCAAGGTCGTGCTTGTCAGGATACCCAGACGCTTGAACTGTCGGAAATAGTCTAATGGTTTCAATCATTTGCCTTCCCTTTCCCGCGCCCTTGCGTAGTAATACAGCACTTTGGACCTTAACTCCGCGCTATCTGCAACACCAGCCCACTCAGCCAACCTGTTCCAAATCCCAGCTAACTGATCTGAACTGCAGTTATCCCCGTTTGTTGTCAGCCACCTAGACAGCTCCATGTGGCGCATCGTCGGTTCACTAATCCAGCTCAGCGCATAAAAATCCGTAACTATGCAAGGAGACTTAGCACTTGCCCAAAAAACCAAACCTGTGAGCAACAGCCAAAACCAACGCATGGCACATTTTATTAACAAGCGTCGTTTAAGACAAGCGGATGAATCTGCTCAAGGTTAATTAACGCCCCAAAAGAATAAACTAAACGCTGACCGCCCGAGATTGGTGTTGACGAATGTTTTTCTTGGCTTGAAATACAAAGCCAAAGATCGCCTTCAGAAACAACAACCACCTCACCATCAAGAATGGGGTCGCCACCTACTGCTGGTTTTTTAACCATCCAGTTACAGCGAACTTGGGCAAACCCTTGTGGAGCCGTATCCATATGTTCATGGACAAAAGCCCCGTCAGCGTAGTTGTTAGTAATCATGTGCCCAAAATGTGGTTCAGGCGCATCTATGCGGAGGCCAAAAGAATTAAAAGCGCTTTCAGCTAAATCAGTCGTATTGTGCGAACTGTAACGCCTACCAAGGCCTGTACCATTTTCTTTAAATCGCCTCTCACCAAGTACAAACTGATCTGTACTACGCCATCCTTTGATAACGCGATCCACCGCTAATCTCATATTGCACAGACAATATTAGACAGTGAAAGTGGGTTTACGCCTGCCGGAATCATACTGGGGTCCAATATGTCGTTGGACTCTTTGCTGCGTAAAGCATGAATACAATACGCCACGGTTTCGTCTTCCAGCGCAACTAGTTCGTGATTCTTATCAGCACGGATATAGATCATTTGCGGTGCGGTAAATTCTGAAGCAACGCCGTCTACCGTTACCCGGAGTTTTCCTTTGGCCAACAACGTAAGGTGGTCAAACTGATGGGTATGCCCGTGCTCAATATCCCCAGCATTTTTAAAATGCATCATGCGAGAATAAAGATTGGCAACGCACCCAAGTTTTATTTCTGGTGAATTCATAGCTGAACAACAGAGATGTCAGTCCCCATCGAAGAGTTTGGGGCAACTGGCCAAATGATTTGGTCGGGGAAACCGGGTTGAGTCGGTACGTCTCTTAATTCTTGTCGGTATGCAACCCACACAGCACGTTGCGCTTGAGATAGTGGCGCGTCTGGTAATTGTGTCCAGTCTGTATGTGTAAGCAACATATTACGTCTCGAACGAGCAAAGTGAGCTGGCTCAGGTGCAGTAGGTGGGATATACGTCAAGCTACCAGATGATATTTGTGGGGCTTGCGTTTTCTGTTCAGCCTCCAACCAATGCGCAACAGGGGAGTACATCTGCAAAATGGTATCCAGTGTTTCATTCTCATATGGTAGGCGCGCTCCTATATGAAACGTCTGCCGTCCCGGCGAAGAATAAACAACTTCCATGCAACGCGCTTCTTGATCTACAGAAATGATTTCGTATGTATATTCAATCATGAAATTCCACCAAGTCTTGTCCCAAAAGACGTCCATGAAATGTTGCCATTTCCAGTGACCGCGTTACCTCCACCACCGCCACCGTATGGCCCTCCACTGAACGTATTAGCAAGGCTGGTGCCTCCAGTAGCCCCGGCGGTACCCCAGCCACCGCCAGCGCCTCCCGCTCCGGCAGTAAAGTTACCAGCAAATGGTCCAGTAGGTCCGCCACCAGCGCCGCCACCACCCTGAGCAGATACGGTTCCTCCGCTACCTGCAGAGCCGGGAGATAGGGTTCCCTGCTTTGCAAAATTATAAACGGCAATACCACCTGCTCCACCTGAGGTGTTTGCAGCATTACTAGAACGTCCACCACCACCGCCGCCGCCACCAGCAATAGAGGGCACGTCGTAAGGGTCAGGTTCATAGTACTGCCCTCCGCTACCGCCGCCACCGCCGCCACCGCCGCCAGCAATAGTCCCTGATGCGTTATTTACGGTTGTAGCAACAGTGACATTAAGAGCTGTTCCACCAGCGGTACCCGCTGCGCCCGGAAACGCATAGGGAGCGGAACTACTTGAACCTGCGCCCGCACCGCCATTACCGCCCATACCAACAATAAAGCCGTTATTTACAAGCGTTACGCCTTGGGGGAAAGAGCCGGTAATCGTAAGCGCCGCAGTTCCCGTACTATTACTACTAATGTAAACACCGCCGTTAATCGTAGCAATAAGTTGACTGGATTGATTCCATCCTGCGCTGACCGCCAATGAGCGTAAATCTGCGTTTGTTTGGTTAGTAGTAATCGAGAATGCAAATGTAGGAGATGTTGGCCGTTTACTATAAAACTGATTAAATCCAAGATCGGTGCTAGTAAATGTGCCAGATGCGCCAGCATCGGTATACCAAACAGTGCCCCTGTATGCATTTAAATTAAGACCACGCCCAAACTCCGTATTGATTGCGGACATTGACAAAGGGCCTGATGCTGGTAGCGTCATATGTTCTCCTTACGGTGTGCCGTAGGCAGTAATGTTTGCCAGCGACGTAATGTTGCCCGACGAATCTATCGAAGCAATATTTGTTGCGCCGTACTTAAAATACAATTTACCGCCGGATTCAACGATTGAAAAGTTTGTTGTAGCTAATGTTGTAGCGGCGGAAGCAGTTGTGGCGTTACCGGTCACGTTTCCAGTTAAATTCCCGGTGACATTGCCAACTAACGAGCTACCAGCCGTACCTGTAACTACACCGTTAATGTTACCGGTTACGTTGCCAGTCAAGTTTCCGGTGACGTTTCCAACCACAGTACCAATTAGGTGCGTGTTCTGCGAGTAAAAATTTGTACCTTCGGACCAGACCGTCATGATCTTGCCCGCTGGAATTACAACCCCAGTACCCGCCGCAGTTGTGTTACCCAGCACAGTAGAGTTATAGATTGTGGCTGCGTAAGCGCTAGTGTTGTTTATGACATACTGCTTGGACACAGGTGGGGCGTACACGGCGAAATTTGCACTTGTAGAAGTGGTCAAGGCAATCACGGCAAAAATAGATTGATTGAGCGCCGATGTCGCAGAACCGCCGTTGATGTACGTAAACGCTTGGTTAGCTGAAGTCACCGAAACAGAGATGTACCCTGCTATCGCTTGCTCAATGACGTAGGCTAAGTTTGTATTGGTGGTTGCGCCCCACGTACCGGCTTGATCGCCGGTTGTGATGAGTTCAATCCGAAGGTCTGGGGAGTACGTGCTCATTTTTCAACCGCCTTTTTGATTTCTCGGACTTCTTCTCTTAGTTCTTTAATAGCTTCAATCAGAAGCGGAAGAGCCCGCTCATACCTAACTGTAAGGTATTTTTCATCGATTGGAGCAGGGGCAACAATTTCCGGCAAAATTGCTTGCATTTGCTGAGCAGATACGCCAGCCTCACGCTGTACCTTGTAACCCAGGGCTTGAGCTATTTCGTTAGCCTCATAGTAGAAACCATCAAGGCTGCACAGCTTGTCAAGAGCGTTTTCAATTTTACCTAGACGAGTTTTTAAACGATCGTCGGAATAGTATGCAGTGATGTTGTTGGTAGCCCGGATTTCGCCAGCAGTGCCTGAACCCGCTGTACCGACACCAACCGAGTTGAACTGAGAGTTTTGCGAAGTGCTGGTAAATGTAGCGGCGGAGCCGGAAGTGTTTCCGGTCACGTTACCTGTCAAATTGGCAGTGATTGTTCCAGCAGCAAAGTTACCAGAAGCGTCACGGGCCACAACCTTAGAAGCGGTATTTGTCGTAGTAGCATCAACAGCCAATGTGCCTGTTGTTGTAATTGTGCCGCCAGTTAAGTATGTACCCCCTACCACAGAAGTAACGGAGCCGTTACCTGTACCAGCGCCAAGGTTTGCTCTAGCTGTGGGCGCATCTGTTGCACCTGTACCACCATTTGCTACGGGTAGCGTGCCGCTGACGTGAGTAGTTAGACCAATTTGGCCCCATGAAGGAGCAGAGTTAATACCACCAGAAATAAGTGCGTTGCCTACTGCAACGTCAGCCAGCTTAGCAAGCGTTGTCGTTGTATCTGCGTACAGCAAATCTCCTACAGCGTAAGAGGCAAAGCCAGTACCACCGTAAACAGCGGCAATAGTGCTACCGTTCCAAGTACCAGCAGCAAGAGTACCAACTCCAGTGATGCCGGTATATGACCCGCTGAGACGCGCTGTAGGAAGAGTACCTGTCGTGATGTTTGACGCGTTGGTAGTATCTGTTGTTGCAGAAGCTGCCAAACCTGTAATGTCTGTTGCCGCTGGCTGCGCCCATGTAGGAGCCAACCCAGCCGTGCCGGTACCTGTCTGCCCTAAAAACAGTTTAGTTGTAGTTGTGTTTGCCGTTACTTTGTCTAGCGAGTTAACGGTGTTTGCATAAAGCATTTCGCCTTGCGCGTATGAGGAAATACCTGTACCACCATTAGTGGGTCCAAGAGTACCAGATACCGCATTAGCTTGATTAAGAGCAACAGCATTCCACTCAACCTGAGTACCTGCAGCATTCATCGACAAAGACCTGTAACCCGCACCGGCTGGCAGCTTGGCCCAAGTGTTTGTGCCAGAACCATAGAGCAAATCGCCAGTGGTAACAGTAGATGTCCCCGTGCCGCCTAGCGTAGCAGCAATAGTTCCAGATACATCAATTGTCTGGCCTGTTACTGTAATGTTTGTGCCGCCAACATAGTCGACAGAGCCACTGAACTGTGTGTACGTCAGTGTGGTGTACCCAATAATCATCGTATTGGGTTCGGTGGTCAGTACGTGTGAATCACCAGCGTTTAACAAACCTTCTCGGGTAAAGTAGTAGTCGCCCGTACCCACACCAGCTGGATCAGCTGGATTAACTTTATTAGAATCCGTTGCGCGAGTCAACACCCAGTTTGTTGCGCCAGAACCTACAGTCGTAACCGTATAAACGCCATTCTCTGCGCCGGCTGTTTGCAAACGCACCATGACTCGATCAGCAACAGAAAGCGCAATACCGTCAAGTGTTAGCGCAGCTTGTGTACTCGCGTTAGTCAGGGTTGCGCCAACGCCAGAGTTAGCTCTGGTTGCATACGTCAAACCAGCAGCGTTAGTCAATCCTGTAATCTGTGAACCGTCAAAGGTTAGTGACAGCGTTAATTGATTGACTGCGGG